ATACCAGCGACGATGGGTAGCATCAGTAACTAACCTCCGCAAGGGCCAACATCAGGACGGTCATTAACAAGACGATGATGCCGAAGATGTAGTTCATTTCGGCCACCTGTCGACGATGAACATGACGATGTGAAAAAGAATCAGCGCGCCTGTGGCCACCACGACGGCGATCAAACCTGCGTCACTTGCGTTCTTGATGAACTTCTTGCGCCGCCTGATCTGTTCGTAAATCATCTTCTCGCGCTGTTCTTTGATGCGCCGCCGCATCTGTACAAACTCAACGTAGCCGTCGCGGCCAAGGTGCTGGAGCGGTCCGTAGTGGAACCAGTGGTACAGCGTCTTTTCCATTTCCTTGATCTTGACCTGGGCGGCGTAGGCGTCAAACGCCTCAACGGTGGCTGATTTGGAAAAGGTGAGCTTTTTGAAGAGCGGGGGCTTGGCTTGCTCGCCGTTCATCCACTCTTGCAGGTCACTGACGGCGCCGGCCCACTTGCCGAGCTGGCCAAAGACATCCTCGGCTTCTCGGCCAATCTCAACCGCCTTCTTCAGCCCGTTGAAGACGGCAGTCGCAGTCGCCAACAGACTGATTGGGTCTAGCATCTCACACCTTTAACACGAGCCCCAAGAGCAGCATGATGATCGCGCCCGCAGTGCCGATCAAGATATGCTCCAGCCGCTTGATGCGCAGGATCGTCTCTTTCCATCGTTCCGCGCACACCGCTTCATGCGTTGACAAGCGAGCCTCCACTTCGTTTGCTGATGCCATCATCGAATTCCCATCAAAGCATTACGTTCTTCACGCGCTTCGTTTGCCTGTTGTACCAGCAACGCATTACGCGCAGTGATGTCGCTGACCAATCGTTCCGCAAAGGGGTCATACCGTGGCGTCGCGGCGCGTTGCGCTCCTTGCGTCATTAGATAGCGTCGCATAGCAGCAGACAACATATTAGGCACTGCTGCGGCAGCCGCTCCGGCGCCAGCGCCAGCCGCAGCCCCACCAGCCCCACCCATTAGCCCGCCGGTGACAGCGCCAAGCGTCCCGCCAAGGCCCAGAATAGCGCCCGAGCTTGGCGTGCCGATTTGCGACGGCAATTGTGAAACGCGAGGAAATCGACTGGCAAATTCTGCGATGTTTTGCAGGTCGCCAGTCATATATCTCCCGCGCTGCAAATCGTTCGCCAACTTTATGGCGCTGACGTTATTAGTGCCTTCTCGTATAGCATTCTCTATTGAGTGACTAATTGCCATGCGTTGACGCGCCGCACGAAAATCATCAAGCATCTGCGCGGCGTTTGGTAGGCCGCTCGCAGTAATCCCCCGTTCAATTTGATCTTCCAATGCGTTTGCTACAGCTCTTTGCGCGCGCCCAATATCCGGTTCGTTACGTCTAAAACTAGCCGACGCATCATTACGAAGATCTTGAATGCGTCTTATTGCGTCCCCTGAGTCAAACTGCCCTACAAGATGGGTGTTAACAAGTTGCTGTACGGTATTTGGTACGGCGGCTGGAAAAGACGCAGCTTGGCCGGTAAACGCTTGCTCAATGTTGGCTAGATCATTTATGAATTGATTGTCTGTCGTAACATTGCCAATACGCCGTATTGGGTCATATCCTTGTCTAGCCGCAGTTTGACGAACTGCTGACATTGCGTCCGACGTTAGCGGCGTGTCCTCTCCAACCCCCACCGCACGTCGCGCAAGTCTGTTGGTAGTTTCTTGATTGCGCACCGACATCATCTGCTCAAGCAATGTTTTGCCGGCAATCCGCTCTGCTAATACAAAACGCCCTGATATCGGGTCAATGCTGCCTGGTGGCGCCATGTACCCTTCTGCGCGAGCACGTTCTAGTGCCATATCGCGCGGCAGATTAGCCTGCTGTTGAGCTGTTAACGGCGACGGAGCTACTCTGCGAACTTGCTCAAGCGCTGCTTGCGCCGGTACGGTGACCGCGCTCAAAGGATTAGTAGCTGTGGCCGCAGTCTCAAGAGCGCCAGCCGCTTGCGCAAGCGGCGCTGCGACACGCGGTGCTGCTCGGCCCGCAGCACCTGCTGCGATTCGAGTTGCGCCTGCACCTCCGGTCAACAACGTAGATAGGTCGCCAGCCGCACCAACCGGATCTTCTGCCAGCGTTCGTTTTATGCCTTCAAGAGATCCATAGCGCTCTTTGTATATGCCGCCAACAGCGTTGGCGACATCCATAGCCCGTTGTGTGCTAGCGGGGTCAGCGTCGAACCGATCAATAAAGTCTCTCACCGACGTAGGCACTGCGCTTCTAAGCGCGCCAGCGCCGATGTCGCCAATAGTCTTGATGGTTTGCACAGGGCTTGTAACAGCCTCATACAAGCCTGTCGCAAACTGTTTGGCGCTTGCAGGAAGATTGCGCACCGCTGCTGCTGGCACTTCGGCCGCTGTGTAAGTGCGACGCGGGCCAGGCAATGTCTCAATAGGGGGCGCCGTAGCGCCGCGCAAGTAGGCGTCCGGGTCAAACGCTGGCGCTTCGGCAGACGCCGGCGCAGCCTCTCGTAGATAAGCGTCCGGGTCAAATTTCGCCATGATTATTCCATCCCCAGCCGCTTAAGAATTTGCGCGGAACGCGGGTCAGTTGGGTTGCTGCGAGCCCAATCCAGAGCCTGCTGATCGCGCGGCGGCAGTGTAGACGTGCGTTCGGGCGGCATCTCAATTTTGAACTCATCGCCAGCCTTGAAGCGGTCGACGTTGGCGTTATGCTTAGTGATGACGTTACGCGCAGAACGCTCATTAATGTCCAAAATGCGCCGCAGAGCGCGCTCGTCCAATGAAATTTTACCGCCGGCCATTTTTTCTGCGTACTCGCGGTCCGCGTTTGACAAGCCGGTTCCAGCGCCAAACAGTTTGATAAGCCGACCCACGTTGCCTGCCAAAGTAGCCGCATACGTTTGCGCATTAGCAGCAGCGTCTGAATTAAGATCAATTCCAACCTGCTTAAGCGCTTGCCCGGTATTGACCAAAAAGTCCGCTCCAAAACCAGTGACCACACCTTTGTTTAATAAATCACGGCCAATATTGATGGTGTCCATCGTAGAGATGGCGTCTTCTGCTGCTTTATAGCCGTCTGACACTATCTTGCCTTGAGTCTCTCCAAGCTCTTTTCGCAACGCCGATTCTTGCTGCATGTTGATGGTGGTTGTCGGACGCTTAGCCGCTTGGAAAGCCTCAAACGCCGTGCGTTCTGCTTTTGGCATTGCTTGCGCTGCGCGGAATTCGCGTATGCTGGCCGGAACTTGTTCTTGCCCCGCACGCGCTTCTGCCGCACGCGCAGAAATCATTGCCGCTTCAGCGCGCTGCCGCTCGAAAGGCAACTTAGCTGATGCGGTTGCAGCTTGTGACTCTGTGGCTGCGGTCGCGCGCTCTTTGATCGCCGCTTCAAGCCGATCTTTTTGCGACATGGTGGTGTCGAGAATTCGCTTGACGCGCGTCGGGTCGTACGTCGACCCCAAAAATTGTACGTCGGCAGGCGTGAAGATACCCTGCTCTGACAATTTCTTAATCGCAAAATCAAACGAATCTTGATCCCTAGCCGCGCCGAGCACTCGACCCACAAGATCAGCTTTGCTAATCATTCCTTTGTATTCGGCTTCTTGGGCCTTGCGCCGCGTTTCTTCCAACTGGGCTTCTGACTGCATGAGAGTGCGCGCCTCAGTCAAGAACCCGCCGCGTACCAAAGCAGGCGAAATGTCAGCCGCTTTAGCTTCCGGCCCAAACCCACCCAAAATTTTCTCAAGCTCACCTTTGCGCCGCTGCTCGCGCATGGCGTTCTGGATCTTCATTTCGCCTATACGCTGTTCTTGGAGGGCGTTCTGGATCTGCGCTACGCGACCTGATTGGGCTAGCGGATCGGGCAGTTGCAGCCCTTGCACTTGCAAAGCGATGTTTGGTTGAAGCGGCATAGCTATTCCTTACGGGAGGTACGACGACCGACGCAAAGCGTTTGCCAAGTCTTGATTAGCTGAATAGTTTAGGTACTGACCTAACGCCCCTGTCAAGGCATTTGTCATGCCCACTTGGCCAGCCGCTTGCGCCGCTCCGATGCTAGTTGTCAGGTTGCCTGCGGTCTGCCCAAATGCCCCCGCAGCAGCTCCTTGATTAGCTGCCGCAGCTTGACCCAGCGTCGTCAGGCCCGACAACGGTTGCAGGCGGTTGGCGCGCTCGGTTTGGAACCGATTGAATGCGCTGCCGTACTCTTGCGAGCCCATCTCTTGACCGTAGCGCTGCAACGCCTTGCCGGTAGCGCCGGACAGCAGACCGCCCTTCGCGGCGCGGCTGGCCTCAAGCGCCTTCATACCTTCGCTCAACCGGAACGCATAGCCTGGGTCAGCCTGAAAGTCTGACATGCCAAACGGACGCGCAAACTTGCCGTATTCGGCAGCCGCCGTGTTGCCCGACAGCCCAAGCAGGTTGAGAAGCTGATTCTGCGCCGTGATGCCGGCTGCGCGGTAGGGCTCTTGCAGCGCCTTCTGCTCGTTGAAGATGTCACGGGCAAGCTGACGCGCCTCACGGGCTGACTGCGCTTGAGTTTCGGCAGCGTTGGTCGCCGCGCGGGAGCCCATAAAGGCGCTGGCCAGCAAAGACAACGGAACACCGTAATCTTTGGCAAGTTTGCCAAGCTCAGATATTGAAAACGGCAAAGCTGTTGCGCCCGGAAGCGCGCTGGTACTAATTGCTTCTAATTGAGACGGAGATACGGTATCCATCCACGCTAGGTCAGCAGGCGACGCGCCCGGCGTAATGGTGCTAAGTTGAGTTTCTAGTGCAGACGCAGGATCAAACGCAGCGCCTGTAGCAAGCGCGTTAGCGCCGGCACCTTCCAGCGCGGCCGGAACGGCCAGTCCTTCAGCGCCCGAAATAGCGGCGAGATCTGCCGCTGACAAAACATTCGCTCCCGCAGCAGCCGCAGGAACGCCCGCCCCTACGCCAAGCGCGTTGTAGGACTGCCCTAGCGACGCATCAATCATGTTCGCTGGGAAGTCCATCAGGATGTTCGGTCCGCCCATCGTTGCCAGCGGCGAGGTGGCGACCGGGAACGCGGTGGCGGTTTCAGCCGCAGTTTTTGCCAAGCCAATGTTTTGGTTTACAAACCCAAGTTCCATTGGGTTAGTAGCCATCGTCAATTGCACCGCAGCGTCGTACTGACCGCTTGCGATCAAAGAGTCAACAATCGGCGCAGTGGAAACGCCTGCGGCAGACGCAATGTGCGCCGCAGATGCTATGCTACCTTCAGCGGCCAACTGCGACGCAAGCATTGCTGGGTCTATGCCAGAGGGCAGCGCGGCGCCTGTAGCCGCAGCAAGCTCAGCGGCTGCGGAAGCGTCCCCCATAACCGCAAGCGCCTCTGCACCGTGAGCCGCAACCAAGTCAGCGGCTGCGGCTTCGGACACCGCTTCCCCTGCCGCAGTAGCAAAACCTCCCGCTTGGTAATACATCCCCAGCGCGGCAGCAGCAACTTTAACTACGTCCGGATGAACACCAAGCGGTCGCGCAATTGCTGACGCTACGTCGTCAACTATTCCGCCAACAGTCGTAACAAAGCCTTTGGCAAAATCTTCTAAATCTTTAAAAAAGCTCATTACGATATCTCCCTGCCGCTAACTCGTAAGCTCATAGACGCTGCAAGACTGCCAAGCGTTGAGATGGAATCGCCCAAGGTCAGGATGTGCCCTGCAATCTCAGGAAATGTGTACGCTTCGCCAGGCTGTAGCGACTTGTTCTGCACGACCAGATTGCTGCTCGCCGCAGTCTGCCCCGCCGGTACGATGTTGACGCTGATCGTTCGGACCGCAGCGCTGTAGTTGATAGCGGTCATCTTGTCAATGATCGTAGCGGTGGTGGGCGCAGTGTACTGCGTTGTCTGCACCTGCTCAACTGCTTTGGATTCAACCAACGTCCTAGCGGTGATGGGCATGTCATAGCTCCGCGTTGGCGTCCCAATGGATTGAGTATGCGTTGCCAGCAGTCGTAGACGTGCTGCCTCGGATAGCAAATCCATTTGTGCCAATGTTTACGGCAGTGGCAGTAGGTGTCGTGGTGTTTGTAGACCAATTGGCCGAGGTTGCGTCGGGAGCGTATGTAGTAATAGTGGGGTTAAGCGGCTTAGGCGCTGCAAAACGGACGTTAGCGTTAAAGGCTTGGTTGCCAAAGGCAGCAACGCCATATGCGGCGCCGTCAGTTGTTGCCGTATTTTGCGCTGCAGTAGTGCCGTAGCTGAACGATTTTTCGTAGTACCGTAAGCAAAGCCCGTACTCCAGCCCAAACGCGCGGTGTTCAAACGGAGTAGCCACAGATCCCGTCTCAAGCTGCATACCTGTAATCGCAAACACATTTCCATTTGTTGCCACTGCATTGACTTGGCTTGTTGCCGCAAGGAACGACGCATTGTTCCAAGCGCCGGTTGCACTGGTGCTGTAAGTGCTTCCGCTGTAGAGTGCCCAGCCTACAGTCAGCCCGACTACTGAATCCGTCAAATACCACTGAGTAGTGCTTGGCAATCCATTGATGACCGTAACTGTTTTGTATTCCCAAGTGTTTGCGGCGCTAATACTGTACTCAGCAACGTAAGATTTGCTAAGTCCTGACCCCCACGGTTCGCTCCATAAAGCTAATGAATAAACACCTATGACAGAAGATTTTACCCAAAACGAAACGGTAAAAGTTTTATTTACGAGTGACGATAGTTCTCGCCCTTCAATAGTCTGAACCGCAGAAAAGTATTCGGTTGCTGCTGGAGATGCGTCGGCTGTGGTCACTAAAAATTTTAGGCAGGTGTTTAAATTTAAAGCACTGCTTGGACCGTCCGCGTCTTGATAGACTGACATAACTGCCGTTGTGCTAGACACAAAGGACCATCTATCTGGGCATTGCAACGAATTTGACTTAGTTGACACGCTACTGCCGGTGGTCCCTACGAACCCTACTTGGCGGCGCTGATTAACAAGCACTGCGCCGTTGATGATCTTGTTGCGCAGACCCGCAAGCTGACCGCCGTTGTACGACGCGCCGACGATGGCGCCGCCCGTCACATTGCCGGTCAGGTTGCCAGTGACGTTGCCCGTCAGGTTGCCGGTGACGTCGCCCGTGATTGGGCCGGTGATGGTAACGCCGCTGATTGTGCCGCCCGTGATGGTGACAGCGCTGGCGTTCTGCGTCGACATCGTTCCCGCAGCGGTGATGTTGTCGACGGTGTACTGCGTGACGTTGCCTGCGTTAGCAAGTACAAACTTATACGCCGAACCAGCCGTCAAGAAGATGTCAGCGCGGCCTGCGGAGTCAAGAATGATTGGGTTAGTGTTGGGCGTTGAGCCCGCCGCCGTCGTGTAGGTTGTCAGCGGCGTGGTGGTCCCGGCGATGTAGGTGTACAGCTTGCCAGCCGTCAACGGATTGCCGTTGCCGTCCAGAAATTGAAACTTGAATACTGGTGCAATGGTAGCCATACAAGCCTCAAAGATTGTTTGTCACGGTCAAGATGACCGAGGGGATGCCCGGAACCGGCGCCGAAGCTGCCGCAGCAAGTATTTGACAGCTTGTATCGTCGGTGGACCACATTATTTCAAAGTAGTCGCCAGCGTTAAATTCGTGAAGGTAATTCCACGCAGCCACAATTTCAGCGTTGTTACCTTGGATGCGGATTTGGGATGCCGAGTCGGGCACATTTACGCCGTTAACACGCAGCCAGATAAAAATAAACGCGGTGCCACCAGAGATTTTATCAAGCTGCGCTGAAAACTCAATGTTGAAGATGCCTGGCCGATCAACATAGATGCGCGACGTCGGCGTGCCAATGGTCACACCTCGACTAAAGCCAACCGAGTTGAACGTCATGCCGTACGCGGTGTTGATCGATGCGGCGGTTTGCGTAGTGGTGTCGTAGAAATAGCCGTACCGCGTCGTTACAAGTTGAGGTGTCTGTGCCGCCGGGTCAACCTGCAAGTCTTCCAGCGTGAACTGATTCTGCCCCAGCCCCAAAAGCGTGAACGAATTGTTGAAGAAGCGGTACCACTCGCGCTGCATCACGTTGTCCGGCCCTTCAATGACCGGCACACGTTGCGCGGGGATGCGCGTGATATTAGGCATTGGTGCCGCTCGCAAGCAACTCGGCGCCCATAATGGCGACGTTACCAAAGCCAGATCCGCTGACCTCATAGACGCGATCGCGCAGCTTGGTGGTCATGCCCAGCCGACGCCAAATAACGCGCTGGCCGGTCTGGCCTTCATAGCCCATCGACACGGTGTGGAGGTTGGACCACGTATGCCCGCCGTCGTCTGACCAGCGCAGACTGGCAAGCATTTCTGATGAAGCGCCAGTGGTGCTAGCCACGGCTACCGAAGACGTGCCCGCTTCGCAATCAAGTTGCAAGGTGTGTTGGGCTGTGCGCTTTAGCGTGTTCTCGCCCGACGGCAGCGCCCGCCACGACCGCAGCCACACCTGACGGCGTGCGTTGGTGAACTCATTGTTGAAGTACGAGAAATCGTAGTAGCCAATCTCAGGCTCGGTGTCATGCCCTACGTATACGCGCGTACCAAGCGCCGCTATGCAAGTTGGCGTGTGACGGTTTAGCTCGCCGGTAGTGCTAGAAATGTAGCCGCGCTGGTGCCACATATTGGTGGCCGCATCGTAGACCCACGTGACGTTTGCAGTAGGAAACGTCAGCACGTAAAACATGTGCCCGTCTTGCTGATAGGTGTAGGCGATAGCGTCCGAGATCGTCGAATACGTCTGGATAGCGTACTCGATGGCGTGCGTCGAGATGCGCTGCGGCTGGTAGCCACGGGCGCGGTAGACCATGCCGTAGCCACGCGCGTCAGCCGACAGCCAAAAGACGCTGTTGTCCATCTTGGCGACCGAGTACGGCGCAGCGCAGCCTGTCTCAAGAAACGCGCCTTGGATGGGGGCAAGCGGGTAGTCTGGCTGGCCAGCGTCGTACCAGACCTCGGTCGAGTTGTTGCCGAAGATCCAGATTTCTTTGTGATCGACGATCAGTGACACCACGTTGTCTGGCGAGGCTTCGGCGCTCGCAAACGACAGCGGCTCAATGCTGGTGCCATCAAACAGTTCCGTCACCCACACGCGCTGGCTGTTTGGCTCATTGAACACAAAATAGCCGTTGATGTAGCCTACGGTGACAGCGCCTGGAAAGTCGGGGTCGCCGATCTTTGCAAACGCCGTCGTGTTGATGTTGTAGATGTAGCCGTCTGGGTTGGTGGCGATGAAGATCTGTATGCCGTTGTCCACCATGCTGACAGGCCCGGTGCCAGAGATGCTGGAGCTGATAGTAGTGGGCGTGACGATACTTGTGCCAATGCCTGTTAGCGATATGAACCGCGTGCCGACAACCGCGTACAGCACGCCCTTCACAACCCACATGCCGCGAACGCTGCCGGTGCCGCCTAACGGAAAAATGCCTGAGATTCCCGGCACCCGCTGAAAGTACGCCGCCGTCTTGCCGCCGTCTGGGGTCGACTCCGGGTACATGTTGACGAGCCGGTTGTCCGCAGCGTTGATGCTGCGGGCAACGTAGGCTGCGCCGAGGATGGGCGATTTCATTAGAAATTGCCGGCGTAAATGTTGTAGCGCTGACGATTCCCAACGATGCTGTACGGGATTGACATCAGATCGTCAGGATTGTTGATGCGCTTCAGGTTGCGCTTGGACGTCATCGCAATCCGCTGCACTTGCCGCGACGGCTCGACGCCGTACTCGGGCGCGATCTCGCACGCCAGGTTGTAGCGAAAGCAGCGGAAGTAGCCTGGCGGAAACAGAATCGGGGTGCTAAGCGCAGCAGGCTGCGTCAGCTCTTGCACCGACACAATGTGAAACTCCAGCACCCGCGTGGGCACTGGGTAGATGTACATCTCGACGTTGGGGAACGTCATGTTGGTCCACATGACCTGCGGATAGGTGCTGCTCACCGTCTTTAACGCAATCCCGTTGTACTGCTGCTGGTTAATAAGTTTCAAGCCGTACGAGACGCCGGTGGTCGGGTCTTTGAAGTAGGTCGAGTCGTCAATCATAATTGGGCGGTTGCCCACAAAGTCGCCTGTCGGCCCGAGCGTGCGGCTGATCGCCGTGGCGGGCCAGCTAAAGACCTGATCTTGCGTCGAGAACACCGCAAGCCGCTCGGTGTTCCATGACTCGATCATCTCGTTCATGGCAATCAGCGCGTCTTCTGACATGGCTGCCGAAGGTGTTTCGGCCTCCGCCAGCACGCCCAGCAGCCGCAACGCACCGTTGATCAGGTCGCCTGCTGTAGCCTCGTTACCGCTAAGCGTGAGTACAGTCATGTTAGTACGTTACCTCAGTGGTTTCTAGTTTGCACACCCACCGAATAGTGGTTCCAGCTTGGCCCGTTACGGTAACTGCGAGGCCGCCGTTTGTCGTGTCGGCAGTCAATGCAATATCCCAAGTTGACGCGCCCGCGTCACCTTGCTGCGAAGCAACAAGCGACCCGACTACTGTAGTTGATGCAGCGTTAGCGCCTCGCTTGATCGTTGCGGACATGATCCAAGACTTTGTGTCGCCAGCGCCGGTGACGTTTGCAATTGCATATCCAAAAACATAGTACGCACTGTTGTTTGGCAGAATGAGCTGGTTAGTCGTGCTTGCGGCGGATGTATTGCT